CGGCAGGCGCTCCCGGCACTGCTTGCCGTCGACCATAAAGCTGATCTCGATACTGCTTTTCGATGCCGCACGCACCCCGCGCTTCGCAGCCATACGCCACCCCTGACGATTCGTTTAGTTGGCCGACAGTTTAGACCTGTCGGCGTGCGTGGCGGCACCGGCCGGTTATTCGGCTTTGACCGGAAACCATTCGGTGTCGTACTCGAACTGGGTTACCCGTTCGATTTCGATGCTTGGCAGCGATCGGCGGAAGGTCTCGGTGCCGTATGGCTTCTTCACATAATCGGCGGCTTCTTCCATGAATGACGCCTTGTAGATGCGCAGGAAGTGGTCGGCCGCCTTCTCGTACTGGTCTTCGCGGTAATTCGCAAGGCACAGGCCGCCACAGCATACGCGCCAGATAACTCGCTTCGGCTGCGCCTCTGCCGCCTTGATCTTTTCGCCCATCAGCTCGACGGCGCGGCGCATCTGGTCAAGGCTTAGCTGGGCGATCCAATCCGGAGTGCTGACGTTCATTGCGTGGCCGTGGTCGCACTTTATTTCTGCCATGTCGGTTCCTTGCCCGCCGATCGCCGGCAGGCTCTTGTGTGGGGTAGGGGTTAGGCTGGTTCGTTTCCAGATTTCATCGCGTGGAGCTTGTCCCGCTGGATGATCTCCGTGCAGCGCTGATTCTTGTGAAAGCACTCGTCGGGCATGCCCTTCGGATCACTCATGCAGCAATCGGAGCAGATCCAGCCGCATTCACCGCGGGCCGCCTGGTCGGTCCATTCGCGGGTAGCCTTGTTCATGTCCTCGATGTGCAGGTCGAGCTTTTCGGCCTCGATAACCGTCACATTCACGATCATATTTCGAACTCGTCGCCGTCATCGCTCGGCGTTCCGGCCTTGGCCAGCGCGATCACCTCTTCGGCCTGCTTGAGCAGTTCAGGATATTGATCGTTCCAGTTCTGCTTGTAGGCCTTGGCGATCATGTCCTCGAGCGATTTCAGCAGCTGCGGCGCCGTGCGCATCAGGTAGGCATTGGCCCAGCTCTCGTCGCCGATGACGTGCTTGATGCTGTTGTGATCCATGGCGCCAATGGTGGCGATTTCCAACGGATCGCCGTCGCGCACGACGCAGATGCAGTAGTCGTGGCGGTCGACCAGCCATTCTTCCTTCGTGTGGTTGCTCATGCTGCCACCTCGTTGTAGCGCTCCCAGCCCTCGCCATATTCGAAGCAGTACGTCGCCGGCCAGCTGCCGCGAGTGCCTTCCGGGACGAAATGAAACCAGCTGTCATAGGTTCCACTGCCCGGCGTGGTCTTGCACCAGACGTGAATCGGGCCGCCGAGCTTCCAGCGGGGTCTTTCCTTTACCGCCTCGACCATGAACTGATCCAGGTCGTGATGACCGCGACTCATGACGATGTAGGTGTCTTCGCCAACCGATTCGATATCGAGCGGATAAGTCTTCATACCTTCACACTCCAAACGCTGCCGTCTACCAGGTCATCGCGGCGAACAAACTTCGCCCCGCCCGTCAGGTGATGCAGGATCGCGAACTCGGCAGAAGTGCGAGCCAGCGAGTAGGTGCGCCCGGTCGGGCGGTGGGTGTAGATCGTTTCCATGCGGGTTACTCCTGGGTCACTGGCTGAGGATGTCGAGCTGGGCCTTGGCGCATTCGTCCGGGCCGTGCGGCAGGCGGTTCGGCTCGATTACTTGGTACTCACCGTCATCACTGTGATGACCGGCTTCACGTCGAGACTCGTTGTCGAACTTGTCGCGCAACGATTTGCTGATCGTGATTTCGTGGCGCGGAGGTTTCAGGAACTCGACCAGTTCGGCGTCAGTCATGGCGTCCATCTTGAGGATGGCCAGCTGCATGACTTCGCTGATTTCTTCGGTGCCGGATCGCGTTCGGATGCGGTCCATCGCCTGGTGAATACCGGGGCGGACCTTATGTCTCAGTTCTTTCTCTCCGAGCCTTTCGCGTTTCTTCGCGGCCTTTGCGTGCCGCTCCTGAGTTGTCTTCGCCATGTTATGCCGCCTTCCGTTGGTTCCATGCCCCGGCGGCCTCGAACAGCTGAGCCGCCTGCTTTTCTTCCAGTGATGTTTCGTAGGGGATCGCAATCCAGCCGCTCGCGGCCAGGTGCTGGGCGTTGCATGAGTCGCGCAGCTCGATATAGAAGTGCTCGATCACGTCCGATATGTTGGCCGCCAGATGCACGCCTACCGGCGAGACCTCGACTGATTTGCAGTATTCGGCGCCGGCCTGGTCGATACACATGCAACTGATGTAAATCGTCCATCGGTGCGCTATTTCAAAGATGGCGCTACCGATTTGATGGCTGATAATTCGCCGGGAGTTGGCCACGTTGAACAGCGACTGCTTGCCGCTCGGGTCGATATTCACGATGCAGGTGTGATTGGTCCTGAGCAGCGCCCGGCAGGCACGCTCGACCCTGGTCCGCATGTTGTTCGGCTTGCGCTTTTTCATTCGATAGCCCGCTCGCTGGCAGTTGGTGCTGGATGAGGCGCGCACGGTGGCGCACCCCTGATCGGAGTCGCATTACTTGCGCGTCCCTTTGAATCGAATCTGGAAGGTGTCGACCAGGCGCGTCATCTTGTGCCAGCCGATTTTAAGGTGGGCGCCGGCCTGTCGCTTTGACACTCCAGTCTCAGCCATCGCGCGAAGCCGTTCGACCAGCGCCTTGTCCTCTTCCGGGTCGATTATGTAGACACCCTTCTTGCCCGAGGCGCGCCCTGCGCCGGACTTGAGGTTGATCCCGAACTGCTTGCAGATCTTCGTCACTCGGTCTTGAGAAATGACAAGGTGCTTGGCCATTTCCGTCTTGGTCATCGTTTCGCTCAGCGTTCGGATCTGATCGGCTATCTGTCGTAGCTCGATCTCTTCCTGCGTCAGCTGAGGTTCGATGCGCTTAGGTCGCGGGATGAATTCGGGCGTTTCCAGTTCGTCGATCTTTTTGCCAGAGCGCAGGAACGCTTCTTGCGCGGCGGCCAGTTTCGATCGGTCAATAATTCGGAGGTCGTTGAATTGGTTCATTTGGCACCCAAAGGAAAGGGCGCTCATAGCGCCCTTTTTGTCGGTTAAGTCGGCTTGATGGTCAAGCGCCGATCAGGTTGTGAAGTGGCGCAAACGGTATGTCATCTTCCCAGGTCTCTTTTTGAGGGCCTGGCGCGGCCTGCTGGCTTTGCTGGTTCGACGCCTGCTGAGTTTGGGGTTGTCGTTGCGGCTGCTGGCGGGTCTGCTGGCCATCATTGGCCGGAGGCGATCCGGCAAACTTGATGATGATCACCTTGCCGGTCAGCTTGGTTCCTTGGGTGCCGTCGCTCTTCGAGTAGGTTTCGACGTGCGCGTCATCGATCGTGAAGTGGATCTGCTGACCCTTGACCAAGTAGGGCGCCATCGCCTCGGCCTGCTTGCCCCACAAGGTGGCATCAACCCATTGAGTCGGTCGCTTTCCATCTTGGCCTTTGCGGCCGTATTCGCAGGCAATGGCAAGGTTTGCCACGGCATCGCCGGCAGGGGTAAAACGAACTTCGGTGTCGCGGCCAATGCGGCCTACGTCGGTCAATGTTGGCATTTCGATATTTCCTTGAGGTTGAGCCCCGGCAGATCCGGGGCCTAAATGGTTAAGCAGCGATCCCGAGCACGCGGTTCATGCGTTCATCGAGGATTTCGTAAAAGGTTTTCACTCGCTCGGACAGCTTTCGAATCATTGCTTCGTCGCGGTAGGCGCGCTTGATGAACAGAGGCATGCCTGGCCAGTAGCAAACAAAGTCGATCCATTCACGCTCCGACACCCACAAGCCGCCCTGGCACTGGGCGACGTGCTCTTTCGGGATCTCGTCACTCAGGATCACGTCGACCTGAAACTTCGGCAGCTTCGTCTTAATCTCGGTCAGTCCGTCTTGTCCTACCAGTGAGTCTGGTGAGTACCCAATGCCGTGATTGAGGATGATGCCGACCTGATGAGTGCTTACGTCCGCTTGCGACTCGTACAGGCCGCGCGCTACGCCTTCCAGCTCATGACCTCGCTCGGTGTGCTTGTTGCCGCTGAATGGGTCGGCTGCCTCGGCAGTGATGCGCTCGCCGATCAGGGTATTCATGTAAGTGAAGGCGCCAGCACCAAAGCCAGCCTCGCCCTTTCCGTTAACCAGCAGGCATTCCAGCTCAGAACAGGTGATGATTCCAAGGCGAAGGTCCAGCCACTCTTGAGTCCCCTGCTCTACGTTGCTGATGATTTTCATGCTGTCACCGCCGCGGCTTCAGCCGCCTTGATTGCCTTGTTGAGTTGACCGACGAGAACGTCATGCCGCGATTTCGGCACGCATTCAGCTGAGCCGTATTCGTTGGTAAACCAGTCATTCGTTTTCTCGGTGCATCGAGCCAGCAGGGCATTGATCGCCGCTGCTTGGGGCTGGCTGACGTTCGCAGTCGGCACTGCGGCCAGGCCGTCGTCATCCTCGCCGCGAGTTGTGATGTTCAGCAGGGCTGACATGACGTAGCGCTTCCCGTAGCTGGTTGAGCTGCCCACGGCCTGTACGGCGTTCTTGCTGCCGCTGGTGTCGCTCGGCAGGAGCATGGTCGTTTCCTCCCGGTGCCCGCCACGGTGCATGAGGATGCCGGTCACGCTGACGCCCGCTCCCTCATGAACCACCTTGAACGAGATAGCGAAGCCGTAACGCTGCATGATCGGTTTCATCACGTCGTTGATATCTTCAAGGGTCGCGTACTTGATGGTGCCGTGACCTTTCCCGCGCTCGGCAATGCTTGGGATGTCGCACTGCATTTCAGCCATGGCCTTGTTGAATTCGGCCTGGGCGTTGCGGTCCTGCATTTTTTCGTGCATCGCCATGAGGCGTTCCATCTTTTCGATGTCGCACGACGGATCAGCCGCTGCGCGCTGGATCACTGACAGGATGGTCGCCGACTCGCTCTGCAAGGCCGGCATTTGTTCAACGGTTTCGACTCGGGCTAGATTGCTCATGGCGACCTCAGAAATTGATGGTTACGTTGGGGATTTCACGGCGGGCGATCTTCAGGACGATGGCGCGGGCCAGCTCCTCGGTGATGTTCATGCCGATCAGCGCGTCTTTGGCAGCGCCCATGATCTTGGCCTTGTGTGCCTGATCGGCCTCGCGGGCTTTGGTTTGGCGCAGGATTTCGTCAGCCGCTGCGTTCTGGCGTGCGACTTCATCAAGGCGGGCTTTCTCTGCCGCTTCTTCGGCTCGCTTCTTGGCGGCTTCACGCTCGCGCTCGGCGCTGTGCTGGGCCTCGATCTTGTCGCGCTCGGCCTGGGCTGCGCGGCGCTCTGATTCGGCAGCCTGCAACTTCAGATCGTTCTCGCGGCGCTCGGCGGCGGCCTGCTCGTCACGCACTCGGCGCTCTTCTGCTTCGCGATCCCGCTGGGCTTTCTGCTCGGCCTCGATGCGGGCCTTCTCGGCAGCGTCACGGGCGATCTGTTCTTCGCGATCCTTTTGCGCCCGCGCTTCAGCTTCCAGGCGCAGGCGAATCAATTCGGCCTGCTCGGCTTCGTACTTGGCGCGCTCGGCGTACAGGCCCCGCAACTTGGTCAGCGTCTGGTCCTTCACCTGAGCAGCTTCGGCCAAGAACTCTTCCCAGCTTTCGTCGATCGCAACCAGTTCCAGATCAGCGATGATCTGGGCGACATGCCCTGAAGTCGGCGCTTCTTCGAAGACTGCGAGATCCTTAATCCGCTGGATGCCGTCGACGTGCGCGTCGGTCCTGGCCAGCTCTTTCTTCTCCCAGTCAGTCAGTGGCTGGCGAGTTGCATCGCGCAAGGAGTCCATCTGAGTGACGAACTCGCGCAGCTCTGCCTCCACTTCTTTCGGCATTTCCTTGAGGCGCTTCAGGTACTCGCGACCCGGCTTCTCGACGGCAGCCTTCGACTTGCTGACCTTGGCGGCGAGCGAGGCAATATGTTCACGACCCTTGCGAGTTGAAAGGTCGGGCACATGGGCGCCTACCTCTACCTTGACCGCCTCCAGGAACTGCGACAGGCCGCCAGTGACGTAGATGGCCGGCGCGTTGTCGGCGCTGATGTCTTCAATGCTCATGACTTGCTGGTTCATATTCACCCCTGAAACGTGTGGTGGACCCGTGGAAGGGACCATATCGGTTAAATCGGCGCGACCAGATCAGCCAGCGCGATGATTGTGAGAAGGAAAAGCCACGGCGATACGCCGATGAGCGATCCGGTCCAGATCAGCCGGCGGCGCTTTGATTGGCGGGCTGTCATGTCTTCACCTCGTTGTATCCGAAGAAGTCGCCGATCTGCCCGACTGCTGCATTGATCCGCACCTGGGCGGCCTTGCGTTCGGCCAGTCGGATCGCTTCCCGCTCACTGCTCCGGGAGGCGCTCGCCTCATAGTCGTGGAATAAGTCAGTCGACACCTGCCGGGGCCTACCCCATGCGTCATACCGCCGATCCCATTCCCGGGCCTGGGCGCTGTCTGCGTAGCTGGTGCTCATGGCTCAGCCCTCCGCAGTTGGTCGCCGACGGTTCGGAATCGGTTGCGTATGCGGGCGCCTTGGGCGTTGATCTCTTTGCGCTCGTCGAGAAGGATCGCCATCGATCGGTAGATGTCGTCCTCGTCTAATTCTGTGCCGTCCCATGCGTGACACTCATCAACCGCATGGAGCCAGCCGCGCCAAACGATGCTGCAGTCAGGATCTTCGGTCACTTCGCCGCTCATGTAGCGGTTTCGGAATGGCTTCAGGTCGACGAATGTTTCTGCTTCGGCATGCTGTTCGCGGATGGCCTGGGCGTTCTTTCGCCACGCCTCGCGATGCCGGGAATATGCCTTGGCCAGTTCGCGCAACTTGTCATCAGTCGTCTGCGTCATGCTCGCACCTCATACGCCAAGGTCCATTCACCGCACAGGCAAGCGCGACGGCTCCATGCTTCAGGGTTTTCGATGTGTGCCCGCTCGGCTGCCTGCATGGCGTCCCACATGGTCGGGCCCTTGAATACCATCAGCAGGCGGTCGCTTGGCACGGCCATATGCTCGGGCAAGTCGGCGATCTGTTCGTCGATCAGCGATGTAAAGACTGGAGTTGTCATGCCGGAGCTCCTTGAGTTAGCGATGCGTTGTAGGCGGCGTAAATCATGTCGATGCGGGCCGCGTACATGCGCTGCTCGTCCTCGCTGATGGCGCGCAGAAGGAAAGATAAGGTGATGACTGATATCGCTGCTGCGCTGGCGTTCGGCTGGCCTATCCGGCGCTTGGTGTTATCAAGCTCACCTTCGATCCAGGTGACCGCCGTTTGATGATCGCGCTGCTGAGCGTTCATGGCGTGCGCTCCAGTTGCTTGCGTGTCCGTGAATGCTTCTTCTTAGCTGGCATGAACACGCACGCCAGGCCGTAAAGCTCTGCATTCGAAAAGCATGTACGCATGAGAAGCGCGTCGGCTTCACGGTTGCGTGGTTGGCTTGTGTTCATGTTGTCTCCTTGCTGCTGCGTTGGTGACGTGGAAGAGACCGCTAATTATGTGCGTTAAAGGCGGCTGTGATGGCGGAAGGTGCGAGCCTGGCCGCTGCCTGGAATCCGCTGCTGCGCCAGGCGTGCAACTCGCTCGCTCGGGTAGGTGGCAGATCCGCCCATCTTCCCGGTCACGAACAGCCCGCGAAGGCTGGCCGCGCTCATTTCGATGTCATCGCCCTGTAGAGCAATCCCTGTCTCGCTTTTCATGTGCCTGCACCCCTGCTTGCGTTGGTAGTTGATTTCCCGCTGCCGACTCATCGAATCGGCACTGGTGAAAGGGTCCAGGCCGCGCTACTGGCGACCGGCCTGGCTTACTGCGTCAAGTTGTCCGCGTTCGTTCGGTTGGCCTACCGGTGTTCCGGCCGATCCGCGGTGAGATCGATGGCCCGCTGTCCGCTGCCTGCCAGGTGTTTGGCGCAGCCTTCAGGCTTGCTGCGCCACGCAGATGGATCGCCTTTATTAATCCATGATGGAATCTCCTATTGCTCGCTCACTGGGCAGGCAGTGGCCACCTATTGAATACTCAAACTGCTCACTCCATTACCGCCTGAGTGTGGCGGGGCGCATCGCTTGCCGGGTCATTCGCACGGTTAAGGCTTTCGCCATCGATCAGCCGCAAAGGGTTTTCCCTTTCGTGGGCAGGCTTTCGGGCCTGTCTGATCGCCGGTCGCCGACAGAGGCGGTGCGGTCTATTGGTTGTTGCGCAGATTGTATAAAGAGCGAATCTCCTGGTCCCTTGCAGCGGTCCCGTTCGATGGATTAAAAGGTAACTCACGGTTGCGAGCCTGTAAAGTCCTTTTGGTGAAATATTTTTTAGGTTGCAGGAGACTCCAAAGGGACTAGACTTTACGAAATACCATTGAAGACTCCGCAACCGTTGGTTACTATGACGCATCAACCAGCGTGGGAGTCGTTATGGAAGGTGTACCGCTGAATCAGTTGGTTGCAGAACTTGGCCCGGCCAAGGTAGGAAAAATGCTTGGTGTTAGTCACCAGGGAATAACGAAGGCGGTAGAGGCAGGAAGGGACATTCTCATCACTGTGCTACCGGACGGAAAGGCAAAAGGGATCGAGCTTAGCGACTTCCCGAAAGCAAAGAAGAAAGCAGCGCCAGACTGATATCGAAAAACAAAGGGGTTAAATAGATGGCATACGTACCAGAAGAACTGATGCACGAAAGGCAGATAAAAGTCCGACTTGTCGATAGCGAGTATGACGAGTGGAAGAAAATGGCTCACGCGGAAGGGCAGCTGCACAGCGTAATGGCTAGAATCGCCATGCGGGCCATTCTCGAAGAGTACCGAAGGACCGGTGAACTGCCTGAGTTCATCGCCAAACAGCGCGCATAACATTCACTAAATTTAGGGGTGACCGCTTTGACCAGGGAAGAAAATGTAGAGTTTGCCGGCGATGATCTCGTCGTGTTTGTAGTAGCTGCAGTTCATGGCCTGACCAGGCTTTACCAGGTCGAGGCGGTTACGCCATCAGTACGTGCGGGCATGATCAGCAAGGGAGCTAGGCCATGACGAAGGATGAATGCTATCAGTGGGCTGACATGGCTGGCTTCTCGCGCGCCGAGATTGAAGAGGTAGCAGCAGAAGCCAGCATGACCGGCCATGAGCTTATCGAATTCGTAATTGGCTGCACGCCGAAGATGCTGGAGGAAATAGCCGCTCGCCGCCTGGGAGCGCCGCGCAATGCGGTCGTCGCCCAGGTCAGCGGGAATGTAATTCAGGTCAACTTCAAACCAAAGGCAGCAGGTCGGAAGACTCACCAGGCGCCAGCAAAACGTCGCCAGGCCGCCAATCGCGTCAGCCTCATACCTATCCGAGTCCCTTCCACGTCACCTACCGTCAATTCTACGGCGGTCCCTTCCACGTCACCTGACACTGTTATTCCATACAGCAGCTGTTAACTTAACAGACCGCACATTCGCGCGCCACGTTTTAGGCGTCAACGAAACGTAGCGCGCAGCATATAGATCAATTTCAATCAGGG